TCTATAGCATTTTCTTGTATCTCAGAGAACTGCTCTGGTGGTACACCTTTGCAATGGAATGTCACTTCCTCGCCCTTCAGCTTGCCCAGCTTAAGCTTTACGTCTTTTTCGGGCATTTTCAGCTGGCCAGCGTCAATTTTTAAAAGCTTCTCTACTATATTCACACTACCACCTCAAATTGTGTCCAAAATTTCCCAGTCGCTGAAGGTGAAGTCGATAGACTCTTCTCCGTTCTTCTTTGCTTCCCAGTTTACGAGCGGGAGCACGTCAAACACCGCGTCTTTTATTACTATCCTTTCAGAACCTGCTGCGTCAGGATCGGCAAGCTTAGAAATAATGGTACATGGAGTTTGCCGACCATTTTTCATGTCGTCGTTAAGCAGTTTAATGAAGAATGAAGATACCTTATTCAGTTTTATTGTTCCTTTGCCTTCGTAACCAGTTACTTTAGAGCCTTTAGCGAGTTTCCTTGTCATGTTCACGTCTTCTTTTGTGAGCGTAATAGTAGCTTGGAGACCTGTGACTTCTGCCATATAGGTATTGTTTACCCATACCTCGCCCCAAGTACCGTTTATCACTTGTTCAGGCTTATAAGTGTCCATTTACAACCCTCCTCACACGTAAAGAGTTAATGTAATGTCTTCCATGGCGTCTAGAATGCTTAGCGTGCCAGTTAGAAACACGTTTGCGTCAGTATTAGCTTCTTTAATGTCCTGTTCTTTCATAGTACTAGTATCAATGCCGTGACTTTCTAAATATATTCTGTTGGCTTCAACGTCAATAGCGACACTGTTGCGCCCTCGTTCTAATAGGTTCTGGTTCGCTAATTCGTCGAGATAAGCGTTAATAGCCGTTATAAGCAAGCACTTGTTATCATAATTGTTAGCATACTTTCCAACGTAATTGTCATTGGCAGTGGTTTTAATATCGTCGTGTATCTGATCCATAATGTCAACTATCTTTATCTTTTTAAAATCAGCTCCTTTATCTTGTGTCGTAGTTACAAGGCTGTTTACAGCTCTTGCTATCTTGACCTTCTCGCCGTCATTCATTAGCACAAGTTTCCCAGCGTCAATTAGAGTGTCAAACTCCGTCTTTGTATGGTGCGGAACGTCCAGCACTTCGGGTAAAGGGGCAAACGTAGCGCTCATATATAGAGGTGTTCCTGCTAATATACCTGCTATTCTACTGCAATACTGTGCTGCTGTGTAAGTTCCGTCAGCAGTTACTATGTCATCCGTATCAAAGTTAATTATTCCTTCATGATCAGCTACCGTGTGTGGTAACACCGCTTTAAAACGAAGGTCTTTTGTATCCCTGCACGACTTCACCCACGTAGCAAACGCCGCAGTATCTGCTGGGGCAATATTAGGCACAGCTAAGTAATTGAACTTGATAGTTTCAAGGTAGTTCTGCGCGTCAGCGTAACTTGTAGCGTCAGTATTTAAAATGTAAGCAATAACTCGTTTTGGCGGGTTGACATACCCCATAAAAGCCAATTGTATTTGCTCTTTATTAGCTGCGCTTAGAGTCGCTGGAATATCCTCCACACCATCCATAACTATAGGGTTAGTGCTTGGCACTACGTCTTTTAGAATTAGCGCCACAACGCCACGTTCACCACGCTGTATTGCGCTAATTCCAAGCGTCTTAAATATAATTTGAATGTTCGGTAAACCCATTATTGTTCTCCTCCTTTAAAGTTAAGGTAAATCTTTCCCGTTAAAGGTAAATCCCCTTCGTCTTTTGTAGTTCCGTCGTAGTAGTTAAGATCAAAGTATATCTGCATAAAGTCTGTGTCTGCGTATTCATAGCGGAAATTACCGGTTGTGAGGTGCCGGTCTTTAACCACGAGTTTAGGCATGAACAAAGCCTTAATGCCGTCATATTTTTTGATGTTATCAAGGTCTGAGGGCTCACTTTGGAAGTACGTAATAATTACTGTTAGCGTATTAGACGTAAAATTAACGTTTTCTGCGTTCATTCCGTCAACTAATAGTTCTACGAAGAAGGAAGGTGTTTCAAAACCCTCCTTTACTTCTCTACCATAAACTTTATAACCGTATTTGTCCTTTAACAAGGCGTTTATTGCAGCTTTTACGTCAACTAAGGTAAGCATTTACTTCAGCTCCTTAAACACTTCGTCGAGCCATTTTTCTAAGTCTTCGGGCATTTCTTCGTTCAGTTCTCCAACGCTTTGCTCAACCATGTGCACACCGGGCTGAAAACCATACTGAACGCCATTTTTGCCAACTATTCTGTGTCCTCGTTCAATTAAGTGAAAATGCGGGGACGAGTTCCAAAACTCAAGGTATAAGGTTCCGCCTGCTTGTTGAACTCTACTTAAGTGATATGATCTCTTAAGCTTATGTTTGTGTTCTTCCCCGCT